CGCCGCACGCTGACCGTAGAGACGTATCCAGAAGCGATCTTTCCACTCTTCGTTAGCCGAACCTGTAGTAACTGATGCCGGCAATGCTAAATCAACCAATTCCGGTTCTGTGCGCATAGACACCCAGTTTCCTTCTTGCCATGCACCATAATCTCCGGTAGCCGCAGGAGTGCTATTGCCCATTTGCGGAGATAACTTTGCTATGCCCGTACTTTGCGCATGTGCCGCAATAGTAGAACCATTTGCGCCGCGGCTTACAGTTATGCTACTGCCACTTACTGCCGTTACAGTTAACTGCTCATTTTGGCACTGTAACACATCTCCGACAGTCGGATTAGTCCCACCAGGGCCCAAAAGCAAATTAGATATAGTAAATGTAGCCGGGTTTGTGGTGTTATTTAAGCCGGAATCCGCTATCTTAGCCGTCCACCCACCTGGGATGACGCAGTAATCTGTAATTTGCTGAACTACTGCATCGTTGGCATGAGCGCTGGCTACTGTGCCGTTCTGACCGCGCACGCAACCGCTCAGAGTATAGGTGCCGTTGCCATTATCCACGAGGGAACCATAGATTACGTATTCGTCGTTATTAGCGCCCTCGGCCTTAATAAGAATCAGTCCGTTACTGGTCGGCCAGAGTTCAGGGTTTTGCACTCCATCGATTACGATAGCGGTATCGGTAGTTGTTATACCGTCGGTATCATTTATAGCGGCTGCCTTGATGGCTTGGTAGCGCCCACAATCGATTAAAAAGTCTACCCATTCCCATACATTGCCTACAATATCGAAGATACCATTTGCCATACCGTTGTGACTCCACGATATAGGTCCGCTGCCGGTCAGTACACGCGATATTCCATGCCCATCGTAACCGGGCTGGACAGAATCCATTATGCCGTAATTCTCCCAGGCGTCAGTATCTCTGATATCGCGCCCCCAGTAGTTGTTGCCGCGTACATCATGCCCGATGAGCTTAATCAAAAAGCATACCGTAGCCCATTCCTTCATGGTGACCATATGGCACGCGCGGCCGTTGATTTTACGATTTGAACACGCTGTTTGAGCATTATTCCAGTTTATATCAGTCCATGGAACCACACCCTGTTGGGATACGGCAGCTATCTGGCCAGGTGTATTGGGCGTAGTGCTGCCTCTGCTGATATTTGTCGCATCCGGCTGACTGCATTGGTATTTATCGATCAGGAATCCTCCTAACTTTAAATCCACTGGCGGAAACGCGCCGCCAGCCCAAATCCCGGCCGGTATGCGGAACTTCGGTATATATACCATTTTCGACACTACTGTCGTACCGCTCCCATCGGCTTTGGAGTTGTGAACCATATCTACTTCGCGGGTGCCGGCTGCTATCCGATCTCGCAGGGCCGCTAATGATAATTTACTTACATTTGCCATTTATATCGCCTCCTCTTCTGGCAAGGGAAATACCGTAATATCTGTTCCATTAAGATCTAAAAGCCTTTCCACTATTTCCGTCTTAGGCTGGCCATTCTCATCCGTCTGACCTGTAGGTACGCTCTCATATTGCTTATCCGGTATTATGGCCTCCGCTATAAGCCAGTAGTGATCCCTATAGATGTCCGTCGATAGCATGCCGTCTTCATCGACATATAACCGGAAAGGCCCTCCTTGAAAAGGTGTTAGATCATATATTTTGCCGCTCACATGTAGCCCATCGCAGTCGAAGTCAGCTACTATAAGCTCATTCGGTGCCAAATCATTTATAGACAATATATTGTTTGGCCTGCTCGGGTCTTTTTGAATAATCATTTCTCCATCTCCTTGTTATGTTATAATCTGATATCTGAATGCGCCCATAAAACCACCGGTGTTGTACACTGTAAAGGCGTTAGCAGCTTTGTTGATGAACACATCGCCCAAGTCCCCACCCGTGTCTGCTATCGGTATGATATTTACCATATAGTTGACATGACCGAGAGAATGGCTGACAGTTTTGCCTGAGGTGCTGTTGAATGTGCTTTCGCCTTGCAGCGTTTGCGTTTCCAGCGCGTCCAGCCTAGCATCTAAATTAGCCTTTCCGCCTCTGGCTGTCACGATTTCGCTATTTAAAGCATCATACTGTTGTTTTAGCCACAAACTGCGGTTTGCCAGGTTCTTATGTGGCTTGTTGTCGATACCGTCCGGGCCGCCTTGGACCGGATCAACCTCTTCAATTTGATATACGCCGGAATCCCATTGCGCTACCTCTGATATATTTGCCATCGTTTCTTCTCCTTTCTACAGTACTATGGTCCATTGACCATCTATTTCAAGGTCATCAGCCTTCTCGATAGCGCCTCTGGTGCGCCGCGCGAATAATGTATTATCGCTTCTTAGAAGGCCGAATTCCCTGATAATCATGCCGTTGCCATCGCTTTCCAATATGACAAAATCGCATTGTACAGAAGTAGGCGTAGGCCTTATAACCCTTAATAAAGGCTTTATAAAGGCGTTTGTTATGGTCGTATCGCCTGCCGCTGGCGGTGTCCCATTTGTGCCGATCGCTATCTTAGTCACCGGAAGTATGGAGCCGCCTTGCGCAATGGCCTGAGCAATCTCTTGCCTTGGCACGTTCACCACGAGATTATTGTCTTCCCATTCCTCTATGGTTCTCCCGCAGCGTCTTATTGTCAGCTTCAATCTACCTTTTATGCCTACATAATCGCTTAATTCAACCATGCTCTCGTCCTCCTTACGCAGCATCTTCTATGACTTGGCCATTTCTTTTAACTGTAACACTCATGCTATCAGCTGTACCACCGCCTCTCATTATGTTACCATCATGCTTTTTGCCCCAATTATAGAGCCTTATGCCGTTATGCGTGGCCCTCATGTCGCCGTACCTGCTTCTCGTTATCCACCTGTCCCAGCCATCATGCGCCGAGCCTTCGTTATAGTGGTACCATGGCCGTCGTATCATGCTCCCGGCATGTATCCAGCGTCTGCCTCCCCCATCGTGTTCGAAATCAGCGGCATATATGATTTCACCAGGTAAGGTATCGCCATTTTCGTAGCTGGTGCTTACTCTTAGCTCGTCGCGCATCTCTCCGGCTATATGTCTGTACGTGCCGTTATACCTTATTGCGGCTGAATGATAAAATATCTCAGCTACCGTGTCGCTGCCGTCTAAAGCTAATGCTATGTCCGGTGCGCGATCCGAAACGCTTATGACATCGCTCATTGCAGGCGTAAACGCAAAGGAAGCCATGCGCGTATGAGCAGATTTTGTACGATTAACCGTATCCTTTATAATAGCCAGGTCTGCGACCGTAAACCCTTTATCTTCGGCTATATCGCTCATGATTTTAAATTCGCTCCAGCGGTTACCTCCCGCATGTTTGGTCCCGCCGTTATAAAAATATTGGCCATTAAACAACGGCATAACGATACCGTCCTTGTATAGTTCGTGAATATACGCGTCTGGATAGCCCATGATTTTCAATGCTTCTTCAATGCCCATATTGGTGCCGCCCAACGCATATATAAAGTATGCCGCCTGTAGTCTCTTTCTGTATGCTTCGTCGCTCTCGCCTTTATAGCGTGGCAATCTACGATCCAGACCATGTATGTCCAATCCAAGCCCCGGTGACGTGCCTATGAACCATGCACGGCGTACCTGGAATGCCGCCTTTTTGAGCCCGTCCAGTTCGTCCCCGACGGTTGCCGTCCATTTTTGGCCTTCCGAACCATCTTTGAAATGCAGCACGGCCTTTGCAAGCTGCCACAGATAATCGCCAAATTTCATAATCTCACCACGCTTATATTAATCTCACCGGGCAATATATATTGATTGGGCAGAGCAGTTATATCCATAAAGCCCGTTAAATCCGCCTTAATCACGTCTTTAACACCCATTAACACAGCTATAATGCGGCTTCCATACAGGCTATCGCCTATGGTCATCGCATCAAACATGGCGTATAGCGCTGCGGTAGCATTGTTATATGCCTCTGTTTCGTCCCCATATGAAGACGGCAAGCAGATTGTAGCAGTTATGTCCGCATATACGGTCACAGGTCCTTTTACAAGCACATTGGCTGTGTTAGGCTTTCTGGGTTCTATATACGACTGTACAGCATCTATAAGAGCCTGGCTCGGTATGCCTTCGGGTCCTGTTATAATGACATCCACCGTGCCTTGGCCGCGCGGCAATTGGTCGTCTACTTTCACTTCTACCACGCCGGGAACCTCTTTCGCCCATGATACATACTTTTCAGCAGGGTCGCCGACGGCAATCTGACTCCATTTCAAAAAATACCTCTCGCGCAGACTGTCGTCGCTTTCTCTGTCGGTTCCTTCTTTGCTTATCCAGCCTTCTTTGTTTTGCACACCGTCTATACCCGATACATAGGTTACTATCTCAGTGATCATACCGGGGCCTATGTTATACTGAGCCCCTTCAAATTCAGCTGCAACTGGCACATCTATTTCTGTTTGACCGTCTGCCATAATTCCGTCAGCCGTTGTAATATAGCGCAACGTGTCACCACTTGGCGCAATTTCCGTTTTAACTACGGTGCCGCTCGGTATGACCACGCTGCCCGATGTATTTAGCCTACGGAACGTGACAGCGCCTTCTGTTTTAGTTGCGTCATGCCGGTGCAAGCCTATATCCTCGCATTTCAGATCCAGCCATTGACCCTCGGCGTATACAGCATATCCCTGAGGCACCATATCTATAAGAAGGTCATATACATCGGCTATGCCTTGCATGGCCGCTTCCGTCAGCGTCCGCCATACGCCGCCGACATTCTGGTTGGTTATCTTCGTGCCGTAGCTTTTTAACTTATTCAAGGCATCTTCTACTAACGCGCCGAAGTCTTTATAATCGAACAATTTCCTAAAGTCCACTCTCTATCACCGCCTCATCCGGTCCGTAGCCCAGCACCATATTTATCGGTGAATGCTCATTTACCGCCTGAAAGGATATTTTAATCCTTATTGTTTCCCTGTCGACACTTATAACCTTGGCTTCGGTCGTGCCAGCCACGACGCGCGGGTCGCTTTCAACTGCACGCACTGTTTCTTGCTCTATGGCCATTATATCGGTGTCTTCCGTCACGCTTTGCACGTATTGATACAATATAGACCCATACTCCGGATGCGCCCAGTGACCGCCTACAGGCGTAATAAGCCTATTGGCTATATCCTGTATAAGGCAGCTTGTACCGCTTACAACCGACGCGTCACCCGTCGGTAACACCACTATATCGCCATCTTTAAGCCATATATCAGTGCCTAAATGCTCGTTCATTCTATCACCCCGTCTATATACGGCTGCGATGTATCGCCATAATAAAAACATATACGCACCAGTTTGCCTATTGCTACTGCCGTGGAAGCTTTAAGCCGCGGAAGTATGGGAATATCGGACGGTTCATTGTCCGGCCCAAGAGGCTGGATATCTGCGGTGCCGTCGTCGTAGACGTATATCACCTTGCCGCGTATCGGATAACTCACTCTTTTTACATCCGGCACAGCAGCGGATATAATGCTCTGAAATGCCTTTTTTAGCTCATCACCCTGGACCATTCTATCCACATCCTCGCTTTCGCCTCGTCCCAGTGATACTGTGCACGTTCCACGCGCGCTGTAATCTCTTCTGCCCAGTATCTTTCATCGACGATTTTAATTATGTTTGAATGCCTTATAAACGGTATTAAAAAAGTTTCTATTACGCCATGATCCTCGTCCGTGACACGGTGGTTTATAATGCTTACGCCATGCTCAAAAGCAACTGTGCTGCTGTTTTTGTAGCGATCCGATTCTTCCCATGGGCCCCAATAAAAACGGCCGTCTGGTTCAAAATAAAAGCTCCAATCCAGGTTCCACGCTTCGTTTACGCTCCTGAAAACCTCATGTGCCAGGCCTCTCGCCATAAATGTTTTGTGCGTCGGCATCGGTTTTTGGCTTAATATGATATCGCCGTCGGCCACGCCGGACTTTCTCAACATATAGCGAAATATCTCTTGCGGCACCACATTGGTAAACGTCTGGTTCACCTCTGCCAGAGTGCCCATGCTATCTTGGCACAAAAGCACTGGCGCTTTGTCATGACGTACATCTTTTATACTGCCGGCAAACACAAGCCATGTTCCATGCTCTGCATAACCCATATCGATATTTACACTCATGCCTTTATAGAAGCTGTCCAGAGGTATATCTTCTCCCAATTCTATTTCGGCCGTATCTATCGGGTTATTGCGCCCGGAGTATACATCCAGCCGCGTTATCTTCCGTATCTCATATTCTCCGCATTCTATATGCCACACAGGCGTTATAAGCTCCATACTACCTCACCTTATCATCGTCCGCCGCAGGGCTGTTCCCGCTCTTTGCCGGTATGTTTATTTTTTGGCCCGGATATATGAGATCGGGATTCTTTATCTGCGGATTGGCCTTTATTAGGGCACTCAAAGACACGCCGTATTTCCGCGCTATACCCCACATAGTATCGCCTTTTTTGACGGTGTACTGATCGCTCTGAGCAGTTCCGGACGGGCTTTTGTTTACTATAGCCGGTGCATGCTCATCAAATGTGATATCGGCCGTCATAGTATCATCCTCGTTGCTTTCGCTCGTTCTGAGCTGCGTAAACACGATACTCGTAATGCCGCGTGCTGCCGCATGCCTGTTAACCAATGAATACACTTTCGGCGAACCGCCGCTCTTAAATAGCCCATGCAGCTGCTTGGCTTTGTCGTAGCACGTACTTGTATCATCGGTTAAAAGCCTCATCTTAATGGTTATAGTAGCGCCTTTATAGCCGTTATACTGTTTTGACTTCGTATTGTTTTCATTGTCCACATTAACGCCGTCGTCTATGTCCAGTGATTCGAATATGCCCGGCAATTTCATATTGTTCAACATAACGTTGCCAAAATTATCCGTTATAATCTGCCTCATGCTATCGTCACCGCCAATTTCCGCAATAAATCGGCCAATTCATCATCTGTAAGAACTTTGTCGACATGTACGTGTATATCCCCGTTAACGGTTATAGGCCTCTCTTTCGTGCCTGGGGCAGGGTAGGGGATACGTATCGCCGTCGTGCGTGCGGCTCGTGCGCCTTCTACTGCCAATGGTATACTGAGGGTGTTTGGATCTATTCTCTCCACCTCGGGTTTGATAGCCAGCGACATAGCGGGGCTGCGTACCAAATCCGATATGGCGTTGCCGACCATGCCTTTAGCCTTGTTTATGCCATCCGCAAAGCCGGCCACCATGTTCTGACCCCAGAGCATGATATAGCGGCCTTCACCTTCTTTGGCCGGAGAGTGGAACCCGAGAAAGTTTTTAACCTTGCCCATGACCGAGCTGGCCACCTCGCCGACCTTGCCGAACATGCTCTTTATACCGTCTATAAAGCTCTGTATCAGATTTTTACCCCAGTCCCATGCGCTTTTTATAAAGTTTGACACGGTGTCTGTTATACGAGTGAATATGCCCGTTATAGCCGTCCATACCCCGTTGGCTGCGCTTACTATGCCGTCCCACACACCCTTGAGGAAACCCGCTATAGAGCCCCATACCGCCTGAGCTACAGCCCATATAGCCGCCCACGAGGCTTTTATAAAGGCGCTGACCTGATCCCAGTTCTTCCACAGCAGCACAATCACCGTAATCAAGCCTACAATGGCGAGCACTATCCACGTTATAGGGTTGGCAAGCAGCGCCGCCGTAAAGCTCCATGCCGCCGCTATTGCCCCGCCCATAGCGCCTACGAAGGACATGATAGCCGTCCATGCCGTAGTGGCCAGCTGCACGGCAAACGACGCTATGGCGTTCCATGCATCCACAGCCAGTTTGGCCGCAAATGTTGCTACGCTGGTAACAGCATCACCTATCTTGGACCCGAAGTTTACCAGCGCGTTCCATGCGTCTGTAGCCAGCTTCGAGGCAAAACTGCCCACGCTTTGGATGCCGTCCGACACATGCCCGGCAAACGATTTGACGCCATCGCCGGCATACATCGCCTTTATGCGCATGGTATCGAATCCGTCTTTTATGCCCTTAATCCCTTTGCCGAAAGTTTTTATGCCGCCTTTAGAGCTTATAAGATAACCCATAAGCTTGCTTATCCCTTTGCCTACGCCGCCAACGGCGGTAACGCCATAACCGCCTATCATAATAAAGCCCGATATGATCGCCATAATAGGTGACAAAACCTTTAATGCTGCCATCCCTATGGCCAAAAACGACACGGCGGTTGACACAAGATCCGGGTGAGCGGAGGCAAACTCCACTATTTTCCCAATTAATTCCCCTATAAACGGCAACGCTTTCTGTATATTATCGCTGAGCGTCACGATAATGTTGGCTATCTGGTCTACGATCGGATAATCCTCAGTCATGCCGGCAAGATCGGATATGAACTTTACGACGCTGTCACTCAAATTGCTTAAAGACGGCGATATCTTCTCGAATAACTCGCCAAGTTTTTCGGCCGCTGGATACTGCATCGCCATATCGGCTATCCTGCCTACGATATCGAACAGTTTATCCGCTACGGCGCCGAGGTATGGCATCATGGCCTCGATTATACCGGATATTTTTTCGCCTATCTTGTATTTCGCCGATAATTCGCTTACCTTACCCAGTACTTTTTCTATAGGATCAGCCAGTTTTTCGAATACCGGTATGAGCTGTTCTCCGACGCTGACTTTTATGGCGTCAAAGCGGTTTTTGAGTATCTGGAGCCTGGCCGATACGGTTTGTTCCATCTTTTTCTGCGCTTCAGCCGTAGCGCCCGATGCTTTCTGCACGTCTTCCAGAGCCTTTGTCATGTCGCCAGTCTTATTTTGCAGCAGTACCAGCGCTCTGAGGCCTTCATCACCGAATGCCTGCTGGAACTTCATCTTAACCTTATCGCTTGCTTTTGATAGATCGCCGTATTTCTTTGTTATATTCTCTACGGTCTTGATAAAATCCACACCGCCGTCGGCCGTCTTGGCCACTTTAAACCCGAGATCAGCCGATGCCTTGGTCATCTGCCTCATGGTGGCCGCAAAGGCTGTGCCTGCCATGGACCCTTGCAACCCCGCATTGTTGAGCTGGCCAATCACGACAGAGAGTTGCTCAAGCGACATCCTCGCCTGCAAAGCGGCCGGCATGGCATATTGCAGCGATTCAGTCAATACGTTCAAATTCGCGAATTGGAAATATTGCTGCGTTCTCGTCAGTGTATCACCCAATCGCGTCATTTCCTGTTGAACGTCTTTCGTCTTGTCCCCCATGTTGTTATATACAGTAGCAAGCAGGTTTGCCGCTTCGGTTGCATCGCCCATGGTTGCCGTGGCTACAGCCAGAGCCGTTTTAGTGCCCTCTATGGACTGTATGTCATTTAAGCCGGCTGATGCCATCATGTACTGAGTGCGTATAAACTCATCCGCCGCTTGAGTATGCGCTTTGGACCACTCTAAGGCCGCCTGCCGTGACGCCTGCATTGACTTTTCCACACTACCCATAGTGGAAGTTATAACAGTAGAAAGAGGCGCCATGGCATCCTGGAGTTGCAGTGTCGGGCGCATAATGTCCTGTATGGCGCCTACAGCCGTACGCGCCATGCCGGCCATGGACCCGCCGATTCGCTTTGCGGCATTAAACACCGAGTTAGCCGACTCGTTAACAAAAGCGGCGGCTATGGTCATACGTTGACCAAACTCTGCCATGCCGCGGCCGGCCCGCATGGTTTTGTCAAAACCGCCGACAGCTTTATTCATCTTATTTATCGGGCCTGACAGCTTATCCACGACCGATACGACCATGCTCATCTTAAAAAGCGTTTCCATTAGCGTCTCCTTCCTTAAAAAATTTTTTGCGTTCGAAGCTTTAAAACGGTTAAAATAATGCTATAATATAGCTGGAGGTGATCTTATGATCGGGTTCTTTTTCTTTCTCGGGATCGGCATGATCCTCGGGCTTATCTTCGTGGCAATATACTTCGTTATAACCATAGTTCCTTTGATTATACGCGGCATATCTCAAATCGGCCGTGCATGGGCGGAGGCCTGGAGAGAAGGCGAAGAGGAATACATGAGAGACCGTTTTAAGAAGCATTGATGTTTTGCGCTATCTCATCCAGCGCCATAAGTATGCCGTTTTTTATCTTTTCTATATCATGTTCTATAAGCGCCGTAGTCTGAGCGGCTTTATCTATATATTCCTCATCCGGCAGCCTGTCTATTTCAGCCTGCGATAAGCCGATATATTTCCGTATCAGGATGTCCATCTCCAAAAGCCCGGATCTATATTCCTCTGCTTTGCGTTTTAAAGCTTCTTGGTCGTAAAATTTTGATTAGTACCTATTATCTTCTGCAATTCGCCGCCTATGGCTATCACCAGCCCGGGTTTTTCCTCGAACATGCTATTCACAGCTTCGATGTCCGGATATATGACGCACTCGCTTATAAGGTTATACATGGCTTTATAAGCATCGTTCATGATATCTTTTGCGAACTTCGCTATATGCTGCCGTTTAGGTTTCTTGAAGTAAAACGTCACGATTTTTTCGTCGTCTTCCTGATCCGGCGTTACGGCGTATACCTCGCCGTACTGTTGCTTCCACTGTTCTATTCTCTCGTCCATGATCTTTTACCCTCCTTAATTGGCATCCATGCCATTCCAGTTTATGCCGCCCAGAATCAACATGCTCAGCTCGACTTTCACGCTTTTATCGCCCTGAGCAGCTGACAGTGACTGCTCGGTGAACTTGCACTGCTTAAGCGTGTCGGTCGTAACCGGCTCGTCTTCGTTGGAATATGATACCACTGCGGTGAATGGTGCCAGGTTATACGTGCCTTTTTTATTTTTCTTGGCATACGCTATCAGCTTGTTGAACTCTTCCCTAAGCATCGTTATCTTACCCTCTGCGCTGTAATTACCCGCTCCATATCCCACAGGATTGCTGCCTTTTCCGTATATGGCTTCATATTCCTTTTTGTCGCTGTATTCTATGCTGTCAACGTCTATGAGCGGGGCATACGGCAGCCGTATAGTGATATCTTCCCATGCATATCTCTTGCCGTTAATCATCGTTTATCACCTCTCATTCCAAAATAGCCAGGCCCATATCGATCTCGATGAACCTTATAGTACCGGTAGGCTGTACGCGTATCTTTCCTGCTAATTTCGATGTGGACGTTATATTCTGGTCTCTCGGTATAATCACCTGACCAGCCGCTATCTCGTCGCCCATACCGGTCAGAAGTTCCTGCGTCAGTTGGCTCTCTATGGCTGCTATGCCTTCCTCGCCGCTTTCGTCTATCTCAGCATGCTCGTACCTGAGCGCGGCGTTCCGTACTATGCGGCATGCCTTATCCATCGTGCGCCTGAGCTCGACATATTGATAATCCGATACGGGATCGGCCATTATACGACCGTTCGTGACATACACGCCACTCATGCCTATATAACGCCTGAACGTAATGTATCCGGCCTCGTCCAGCGCCGTTATATGACCGTCATTTATTCCGGCAGGCCCTATTTCGTTTATGCCCGGCAGAGGCCCATCCGCCACTTTGCCCGGCGATATATTGCTTTTTATGGACGATACCCTACCGGCATATATCCCTGCCAGATTTCTTTCCACCTGCGACACCGCTGGGGCAATGCCTCTTGCCGCGCATACAGATACGCGGGTGGAAGCGAAGCTTTCTGACGATGCCTGCAAAGCCGCCACCCAATCATCCACTGTTTGGCCTGATGCCGGTCCTTCTGCTTCGGCTAAAAAGTGTATATACCTGTAGCTGTTAAATGCCAGGTTGGCTTTGGCATCCAGCGCTGCCCACACGGCTTCATCGCTGCCGCCTACCACATGAATGAATTCATATTCATACGCGGAATTAAGCAGAGCGTCTATAGCAGCATTCACGCTGTTTACGCTGGCCTCCGGAGCCGTTGTGACAAAGGCATACGCATCGCCGGCCTTGAAACTGTTCAGCGCATCTTCCGTGCTCTCGGTGAAATTCAGCGTTATACCGGTGCCCGGTATGACATATTTGCCATCGGTAGGCACCGTGATTTTCTGTACCCACGTTGTGCCACCGTCCAGGCTGTACTTAAATGTCGCCGTGTTAAACCTGCCGGTATCCACTATCTGAACATTGACCGCATACGCATCCAGCGGGTTGCCGATTGCCGTCATATCGCCTGTACCGGTTTTAGCGGCCGTTATTGTGCCAATTGTACCAGCTATATCGCCGGCAGCTCTTACGGCATATATGATCTTGCTGCCGGATAAAAGGCTGTCAAGTATGGCGTTCACCAGCGGACCTGTGCCAAACAGCGAAGGAAGATTGTCCATCGCATCAGTCGAAACGGATACTATTTCGTTTACCGTGCCAAGCGAACACACGCCCACTTTTGCATGTATGCCACCGCTTCCGGGTTCAACCAGCCCCAGCCCTCCGTCTGTTATAGAGAGCCTTACATCAGGTAACATGTTACTTCACTCCTTTCATAGATCCGTTTAAGAAACCGTCTACCGCAGCTTTGAACTCTTTTTCCGTCATAGCTTTGCCCGATCCCCATTTATGGCGCGTTTTTACCCCGACCATAAGCCATGCCGGGAGATTTTTGCCAAGCTCTTCAACGGGAATTAAACGCTCGTTTAATACCTCTTCATCCTTCTTTGACGCCATGTTATATCACTCCTTGTTCGGTTTGTATTTCCATATCGGCCAGATTGACCGACACATAGCCCTTATCCTTGTATATACCTCCGCTAAACAACAGCGTCAGTTCCACGCCGGCCTCATGCTTAAGCAAGCTGCCCGGGTCTATGGGCATCATACCAGACACATCGACGGATACCGTGTTGCCATGGCTGTCGTATATATGTGTACCAAGCTTTTCGATCGTATTCAGGCATATATCCTCCGCCGCATTTATGTCCCTGGCTACCACATCGACATAGAACGTAACCGTTCTGTCATACATTTTAATGCGTATTGCGGTCTGCCCATCTGCCGTTTCAATGGCTACTTTGGAGCCATTATATGTGATCTTCTCTTCGACTTCCTGGAATATGACGGCCCACGGCATCGCGTGGTACTTTATCTTATCGACATCTCCTATACCAGCAGTGCTGACGCCCGACGCCTCCAGAGCCGCCTTTATGGCGCCTATGCATTCAGCTATCATTTCAGCGCCTCCTTTATAGCTTCGTTCAGTATGCGTTTCAACTCTTCAATGTTTTCATCGTTTATGCCTAAAAATGGCCTGGCGGGTACGGTAACTTCTTTTTTCTGATACCATCTGTCGCCGACTTTGAACCGCAAATACTTTTTTCTCTTAGCCTTTATGGTGTCGCCTTCCTGATGCACGGCAGCATATTTAACGTTTGTGCCTATCTCGACACCGCGGCGTTTTGCACGATAGGTGATAGAGTTTTGCAGCCGTTTTGTGTCGCGCAGCGTCTGCCCACCCTGAATTTTTGCCCTGTACGATTTCGGCCACTTGGCGCCGTCCGGCCCTTCGCCATGCTTAAACCGCATCTGCACCTCTTTCAGCATGTATTTGCCCATCTGTTTGTGTATCTTCTCAAAATTGATGTTGCCGGCCTTTTGCAGTGCATCGTTGAACTTGTCCCAGTCTCCGTCTATGCTCATCTTTATACCGCTTGCCATCAGAATCCCTCCATTTTGTCACGCGAAAACACACGTATTGACGATGTGATCTGCGCTCCGGACGAGGGCGGAGGAGGCTCCGATGTACCCAGGCCGACAGCTCCCTTGGCTATGCTGGACAGAAGTTTTATAGCGCCGTCATATTTTCTGACGATGACGTTGTCCGCGCTGTTTTCGCCCGAATCAAATCCACGCCGCGCAAACAGGTTATACAGCGCTATGTCTGCGGTAAGCTTCTTAACTATCCCAGGAACATGGGACAGGGGAAGTGGATACCTTGTGCCTATATAGGTATCCGCCTCATCCTGAGCAGCCTGTATCGCTTGGTCCACTACGGCCTGGTTTATCGCGCCTGTGCCTTCATCATCTGTCAGGCTTATCAGCACGGCCTCCGGCACTTGCTTTAGCAGGTCGTCCAGCGTGCAGTACATCATTCAGCCTTCTTTCCGTTTTCTTTCTTTCTTGGCTCGGCTATAACCTCCACAATAAGCATGGGCTCGGCTTTGAGACGCGCCAGCTCTTCATCCGTAAACCTGCCGTCGGGATATACTGCCGGTTGCGCCGGGTGCTCTATGCCGCAGCGCCTGAAACCGTCCCTTTTAGACGTTATCCGTACAGGCATCTTTATGCCACCTCGCCGGTGGACCCGTAAGCAAGCTGCCATAAACCGTATCCTGCATTGTCGCGGCAATCCACGCCGTAGATGTATTCTTTGCGCATGAACACATTTTGGTCGTCGGGATTAGTCAGCATCGTGAACTCTGGCGGTTTGCGCTTCTGGAATATGATCGGCTTGATGGCCTTAGACGTATCCATCAGGAACCATGCGTTCGGATTTTTGGCCAGCCTGGGCGCCACAAGCAGCTGTGCGCTATTGCGGTATATGTTAGTCGTCCCATTGATCGTTTCGGCAGTCAGTATCGATTTAGCCGCAGCTTCAAGCTGGGGCGGCACCACCAGAAGGCTTGGCATGATGTCTAAAGGGTTGCCCTTGTCGTCCAGAATGCTCATCATGGCCGCCCTCGCTGCTCCATAGTTATCGGCTGACAGCTTTTTATTGCTCACGTTGCTCTGTATCGGTCCGTCCCCGTCTTTATGATCGCCGTCGAAGAAATATTGCCCGTCATAGCACAGCGTATTGAATCCGGCCAGCAGCAGATCAAATACTATCTCGTCAGGGTGCATAGCCGCCGATTGGCCTATCATCTGCACCAGCGGGTTGTATATCCCTATCGTGTCGTCCTCGATATCGTTTCTGTCTACCGCTACTGTCAGCTCCCAGTCCTTATTCTTTATTTCGTAACTGTATGCAGAGAGGTTCTGCACAACGCGTTCGCCTACCCATTCGCGCATGCGCGGTACCTTACCCAGCCATTTGTAGTCCTCTTCGCGGGTGGAAGAGGGAACTACGGTAGCCACCTGGTCATAGTTTGGCTTGGCGTTTGTAAACGCCTGGTTGAATATGACCTTGAAACTCCTGTAAATGCCCTGTAATGTCGCCTGGTTTATAATCATTTCTTATCCTCCTTAACTATGAATGGATTGTATCCTTTTGATTTAAGCTCTTGCATGAGCTTGTCGGCGTTGGCTTTTACAGCAAACGCCCCGACCTGTACTTTGTACAGCACGTCGGCCGCCGGCGCAGCCGCAAGCGGCTTATATGCCACGCTGAAATAATCGCATATGCCGTGGAGAATCGCCTCGGCTATTGCGTTTTCGTTTTCCACTATCCATTTAGCGTCGTCAGCGTCGTCGTGAAACGAAACCTCGATTATGACGGCCGGTGCCGTCGTGTATTTGGTTTCGTATAACCCTGGATTTTCCCTCACGCCTCTGTCCGGCGCCGGCGTTATAGGTGCCAGGTATTTATATATGCACGTCGCCAGTTTTTCGGCGTTAAATCCTTTCTTGTATACCCATACCTCTGCGCCGCGCCCGCCGCCTGCGTTCGAATGTATCGCCACGTGGGCGTCCGGTTTCCACGCGTTGCTGTCGGCTACCGCTTTTTGCAGCGTCCATGACGGATTATTGCGCCGCACGTCGAAGCCATGCGCCTTCAGGCGCGGTACCAAAATATCCGCTATTTCGTTCATCCGCCGTTCTTCTGTGCCGTAGTTGCCGGCTCCGGTGTTGCGCTCCTGTGTGGAAGGTGAAACATATACCTTCGGCATCTTATACCACCTCGACCCACACGCCGTCGCTGTCCACGGCTATGACCCTGCCAGCCTTGGACCTGGTGTTGGTACCATTAGTTTTTGCTACCGTCTCATCATCGACTATATAGCAGTCGGTCAGCACTTCAGCCTGGGTTACGGCATCGTCGGACTTATTCTTGTACTTGAATACGCCGCGCCTTACGCGCACGCTTACCGCTCCTGCTGCGCCGTTCGTATTGTCAACGCTTTCCTCGGCGCGTCCCGCCGCTATCAAACCGGTGGCTGTGGACGCCGGCTCGGCATATCCGGCGTTTACAGCCACCAACGCGCCGGCATATATCTTTTTGCCGGCTCCGGCCGGCAATACCAAAACTTTAGCGCCTTCCGCCATCATGGGAGTGTTTCTGTCCTTCGTAAGTGCCATTATTTATCGCCTCCGTATATCTTTTTGAACTCAGCATCGCTTATGCCCAGCATCTTGTTTATGGATACCTGCACATCGTCCAGGTCAACATACTCCTTTTCGACCTCTTTCCTGCCGGCTATCTGGTCCAGAGGGACCACCACCGGCGCCTTCTCGATAAACAGCTTAAACCCCTCAGGGTCTTTTGCCGCATAGCCCTCCGCCCATTCTTTCTGAGCCGGCGCAACCTTGCCGGTTTTAAGCGCCATATCCACCAACTCCGCGGTTTCCTTCTCTTTGAGCTTTTTCTTCAGTTCGTTGAAATCCTGTATCGATACGTAACCCGACGGATTCTTAAGCGATATGACCTTGGCCTTGATCTCGTCGGCCTTTGCATCATCTTTCAGATCCAGCGACATCAGAAGGTCCTTGCGTTCTTTGACCATCCTCTCTATGGCTCCCACGATATCATCGTCCTTGGCCTCGTCGGCCAGCCCCAGCTTGTTTTTGATTTCCTTCACTATCTCCATGGCTTTATCCTCCTCAAAAGATTGTTTGGCTGCTATAGGTATCATGCCGTCTATGGCCGGCGTGTTTGTCAGTGCCGCCGAATGTATGGCCACCGCTCTTTTATCGCTGTTGCGCACCATTATCACGGGCGACAGATACCTGTATTCCCTGTTTTTGATGTACTCCGACGCCTTAGGCGTCCATTCGACCCTTGCCCATAACCCGTCCTCGCCTTTGTTTATCAGCTCCTTTATCCAGCCCGATGCCGGAGCCTCCACATCTTTGAGCGTCTGGTGCTCATAATCGATCACCGCGTCGTTTTTCTTGTTGCCGAAATATGCCATTATCTCCTGTATCGCCTGCTGATCCACCAAAAAATTGCCTTTGGCCGAATTGACCCAGCCGTAAGGGAGAATCTGTATCTCAGACGGTGCACCGTCTGATTCAAGTGCTATCACATATGCCTTGTTTGCCTCTGTTCTGTATTCGCCTACCTTGTATTTCTTTTTAAAATTCTCCAGCCGCTGCTCTATAATCCTCCTTTCCTCATCAGTATATTGCCGCTGATTCTCAGCCTGCGCCCAGTACCGGGCGGCCACAGCGGTTTGTTCTGCGTTCGGGCACGGGTACCTGTAGTTGACTGGATCTAAAAAGTCGTCATCGGTTATATCGGGCCACCGGCGTTTGAATTCGCTCGGCATGGTAACGTTGCCCCCTTCCTTTATGCCGATTCCGTACTTTTTGCTCCTTTCCATCTGCATCTCTTTATCCGTCATATAATCACTCCTTCACAACCCCGTTTAAAAACGTTTAAAGGCCATTTAAAAACTTTCGAACCCCTATGGGTAATATGTTTATACCTCCGAGGATTTCAAACGCGTTACAGGGCATTTAAGCGCGTCCGGAAATTCTCTGGTAAGCCTCTATCAAATCCGGCGGGTATTTGGACAGATCCGGTTGATAGGTTGCCTTACCCGGATTGGCTTCGAACCCCTTGTCGGGCAACAGCGGCCGCTCTTTGAACTTCGGCATATCCGTTTCCACTTCCAGCCCCATCCGCCGCACCTCTTCTTGTGTCAATGCTATTACGCTGCACCGGCAGCGGTACCCGTTGGGCGGATACCACTCGTCCCATACAGGGTGGTTCATCGGGTATACCTTGCCATCCATCGCCAGATGTGTCGGCCTTACCCTCGAATCGTTTATGGCATCATACATCCAGTACCGCCTCACCGAGGCCACATCCGGATCGGTCATCTGTTTATACCTGCCCACCATATACGCCGTCTGTATATTGGTCCTGAACACGTTATCGGCTCTGTATGGTACCGGTCCTATCCAGCCGTGCTTTGCCAGAACATCTTTTGCGTTTTTTTCAAATTCGGCCAGCGTGGACCCTTCCTCAATAGCTTTTACGATCTCTTTTTTAATGCCATCGAGCATATCCAGCGAAGCTATGTGCGATACGGTGAAGGCAAGCGCTTTTGCATCGTCTTCCAGCTTATAGTATTCGTCCGCCCTCATGGGCACCTTTTCTTTGAAATACTCCATAGCCTCTTCGAATGTCATGGGCTCCAGCTTTATGTCCGCTCTGTAATCAGCCAATTATCGTCAACCTCCCGTACAGATCCGCCACATACAGCGCCCGCGCTATCAAATCCTCCAGCTCAGACGTGTCCATATCGGCGTATACGCTCGCCAGCTTGTCGCGTACCTCTTCCAGCGACGACGATTCGCGTATCAACCGCATTATTGGCTCGGCCAACCGCTCGAACAGCTCCTGCGAATTTGCGACAACCGCGCTTGCCAAATTATCTATATTGTTCTGATTGCTGATACCGGCCGTTTCAGTATTCTTATTGGCTATTTGCATCATTCCGGGCGGCGTTACCACAGCTTCGCTGCCTTCGGGTTTCGGTATGCCGAACTTCTCGTATATATGCTCGGCAGGTATTTTAAGCCCCACGTCTTTGACCAACACGGCGTAGGTGTCGGCCTCAGCCTTTAAATCCTCCGGCGGCTCATAGTGGAACTTTATCCACGGCAGCCTGCTCGTATCGCCGAAGTTATACTGTATTAAAGGTTTTATAATATATCGCCTAAGCGTCTCCGATAAAGCCTTGCAGTCGGCTTCCAGAAGATCCTGGCGCACCTGCTGATGAGTGTTCGATGCCGCATAACTCCCGCTGGTTCCGATCTCGGTTGTAAGGGTTTGCCCAAGTATGGCTTTGCTCATCTCGGCGTTGCAGAAATTAACCAGCGTTTCGTACACATTGGCGCTGCCTTTGATTGCCTCCACAAATTCTATCTCGGTCGACTTAGATATGATGCCCGCGGCGTCCGAGCCGAGCTGCGCCACAGCCTGTAAAAGCGCATTTTTGTCTTCCTCGGTCGAAGACGTATCGTATTTGCCCAGCCTCAGAGGCATGCCATATACCTCCGCAAAGGTGACCCAGTCCTTAATCGTGTAATTCTTGAACAGATACATCCAGGCTGCCACGCGCAATACGCCGGCTCTGGACGGATAACCCGACCGCGCTTTATACTTGTGCACCGTGAACTTGCCCGGCGGCAATTCTATACCGTATATTGGCTCCGAATCGGTTATGAGACGCAAATTGTCGTTCTCATCAAATATGAAACGTTTCTGATGCACCCATTCCAGGCTGTCTATATACACGTGCCCGTCTTTTATGCGGTACATATTCTCGCACACGGCAAAGCCTTTGCCGATTGCGTCCAGGAGGTCAAGCATAGCGTCTTCCAGCCCTTCAAACTCAAAGCACTGGCGTATAAAATCAGCCATCTGCACATCGGTCGCACTATCAGAATAGGGCATAACATCCCAGTCCACGCCCAGCACACCGTTCTTGCGTGTCTGCAACGTTGAAAACAGATGCGGGTCCTTTTCCTCCATCTCTTCGAACAGTTCCATCTGCCTATATATATCGCCGGCATCGGCTTCTTTGAATATTCTCGCAAGCTTATCCGGTGTCAGGCCGCTTGACGGATATGACGAATATTTATCTTTTATGCTCGCAACGGCTACTCTGTCGGTAACCGGCCTTTTAACCAGATCATCAGCCATCAATAGGCCCCCTTTCCCCGCGCCCAGCGCCTCTTGAGCGCAGTCTTATATTCCGGTTTTTGGTATGGCACATTTGCCGCATGAATAGCCAATGCGCATGCCCAAAATCTGTCGGCGTGCCCTATATCCGATCTCTCGGCGTCATATCTTATATTGCCCGCCGCAGTCGTATATTTTTTTATTGAATGCAGATCGTCCCTTATGATCCTGTCTGCCGGTATGCGTATCAGCTTGTCGTCGAATTTGCGTTTCTGCGTCAGAGCCAGTTCTTCTTTAACCCTGTTTGTAAACTGTATCTCTTCGACCATATAACCGAACCTTTCCTTTGCCTCTTCGGCAAGCTGTGCGCCTATGCCCGTGGCATCGATGCACGCGCGCCTTATCTTCGGCAGGCTTAAAACCCAGTAAAGCTCCTGCCTTTGTACCCTGAACGGCGCTTTCTCAAGCGTCTTTACCATGCGCGTCCACAGCACATCCCCTATGAGCTCGTCCAGCCACATAACCGTCAAATCTTTTTTTCTGCCTATATCGACGCCGAGATACAAATCGCCCTCGGGTTCGTAATCATCCGGCAATTGTATTAAGGCATCGTCGCTTTCGGCTGCGGTTATGAGCTCATATGTCAAAAGCGCGTCGGCCTCGTCTATGAACGTGCAGCAGAATTCCTGCAGCCACGTGTCCTCATCCTCGCATCCGGCATGCAGCTCGTCTATGTCGGCAGGCAGGCCCTGTTCCACAGCTTCGTATATGTCGGTCTTATGCTTGCTCCATCTGCCCGACGTATCGGTCCACAGCTCGTAAAACTTGCCGCTTTTGCCGTTGGGCGTCGATATAACCCGTATCTTATAGCCGCGCGTCACGGTAGGGTAGAGGGCTGTCCATATCTTGCGGCTGTCAGCATGGAAGGCGAACTCGTCTAAAACCACATTGCCGGAAAAGCCCCTCGCCGTATCCGGGTTGGCCGGCAGCCCTATAATTTTCGAGCCGTTCGGGAACCGTATCTCCAGCTGCTTTATGTCCCGATCGTCCATATGGAACCACTCTTCTATCTCCTCGGCTGCTATGCCGAGCGCTTTGGCGTGCATGATGGCTTTTTCCATCAACTCTTTGGACTGCCTTTCGCCTTTTGACAGAAACACCCACGTCGTCTTATGCTCCGCGCAATCCAGGACGGCCTCCAGCGCCACCACAAAGCTAAATCCCGTTTGGCGGGCTTTTAAAGCTATTTTAAACCGGCTTTTATCACTAAGCCATGCTTTCTGGTATTCATACAGCGGTATCGCGGCGTCAGACAATGCCATACACCTGTTCCTTTATAATCTGGAGAGTTTCAGGGTCCAGCCCTTTCTTTTTACCGACTTCTTCAATCCGGTTTACCGCCTTGTCGATCTTCTGTTTGTAATCCAGCTTGAGCCTTTCTCTCTGTACACCCGAGCTTTCTAATTTTGCCAGGGCGTTGAATATCTTGTTTATGTCGTCCGTGCTGACCTCATCTACTTTCATAAGCGTCTCGGTAATCAGCTGCATCGCAAGCTGATTGGCCGCTTCAGCCATCTCGGTAGCCGGCCTGTCCCCGCTTTCCTCGACTATGGCGCGGGCCTGATCCTTTATTACTCGCAGCCTTTCCAACCGTGATAGGAAGTCCTTACCGTAACGCGCTACCGACGATTTCCCGATCGAGTGACCCATCTCGTTCAGCCAGTCCGTAACCTGCTGGTAAGTGTACCCTTCGACCAGTTTCTGATTTACCGCTTCCACCAGCTCGTCGGGCAGCTTTTCGATTTTATGGTGTTTCCTTCGTTCAGCCATCGCTCCCACCGCCTATACGGCTATTCCCGGATCGGGCGGTATGTTGCCCTCCAGCAGGTCTTTGCCTTTGGCCGTCAGCTTGGCCACGTTCATGGATATGTCCAGCTCGTCGGATTCCAACCGCCGACATTCCACATACCCTTTGTCAGTCAGATAATTCAGGTACCCCTGGAGAATGGCCGGGTTGACGTTGTAGCTTATATCGCCCAATGTCAGCGATATTATCCTGTCGCTGATCTCATTTGGGTAATCGACGTCCAATATCTTTAATATACGTCCGCGAATCTCCCGGGCTTCGGATCTGTTTATCATTTTGCACCCCCCACAAGCTTGGCTATTGCCTCTTTAATCTCTGACGTGTCGTTAGCCATCTTATCCAGTTTGGCTTCCAGCGTTGCTGTTGTGCGGATAAAGTCGTCGCGCAGCACATACTGCCTCGGCAGCGTCGCCTTGAAATCGGCCATATCGTTTTTTATACATTCGATCTTCTGGTCCTGATCCTTTTGTTGATCTTTCAGATCGGACCGAATATCCTTCAACAGGTATGCTATAATGCCCCCGGCCACCGACATTATTGCGGCAAGGGCAAAGAATAGTACTTTATATGCTTCAAGCGGCAAATCGTTCATATCTGCTGCTCCTTAATGCGCCTGACCATAGCCTCCACGGTATCCTCGATGTATTTTTTTACATCGGATATCTCGGCACTGGCTGCCGCTTTCATGTCGTCCGACAATTGATCCCATACCTCTTGATATGCTTTCCGACCAATGGCCAGCAGCTCGTTCCTGTCGGCTTTCCCATCCTTCACGGCCTGACGCAGCTCACCTGCTATCGTCTGCTCAAACCTTTCGACGGTTTTTAAAGCCAGGTCGTTTATACGGTCTATTGCCGTATCAGCTAACGCAAGTTGCTGCTCTTCCTTAATCTTCTGTGTATCGGCTTTCAACCTCGCTGATAGCTTATAGATGTAATAGCTCGCATATGAAGTGGCCAGCGCCAGAAGCGCCGTCAGCACGTCGACGAGAAATGTTTGTATAACCCCCTGCATAATCAACCTTCTTCCTAATAAAAAAATCCGGTATTCTATACCGGATTTTACATCAGCAGTACTATTATTTCATCTCAAATAATTGATTTAATCAATTAATTTAATCAGTTTGTCTTTTTTGATTGACTATGTTTCTTATCCATGACTCGGTCAGCCCGTATTTGGCCGCCAGCTCTTTGTAATTGCAGCCGTTGAATTCCTTGCCGATCCTCTCGTCTCTCGACTGCCGCAATATGCTGTCCAGCTTTGGGAAATACACGTTTAGGCCGCCGAGTATCTCGGCCAGCTTCAACGCGTTCTCCAGCCCCATTTCATCCGCTATGCTTTTGTAAGGCTCGGGCAGCGATTCGGCGTCCAGCCATTCGGGGCTTCTTTTTTCATTGTTCATCGGCATTACCTCCCGCCTGCCGGCGCAGCATGGCTTTGAGCGCCTCTATGATTTTGTTGGCGTCGCTTCTTGTCTGAGGCCACGCATAGCCGGTCATCCTTTTGTTAAATCCGATTTGGCGGCGACTGTCGTACCAGCCCATGTCCTGGTACATGTGCGTTATCAGCTTAAACTGCTGCTTTGTGATCAGTTCGTCCGGCATATGCCTCTCGTGCCTGATCCTGAACCCGGCCTGGCGCAGACGTCTCATCACTTTATCGTAACCGGCCGGCGTAAGCTCGGTGCTGCTACTCGCACCTGCCTCCTGACGCAGTATCTCGCGGTAGAGGTCATCGTCCAGACCCAGCTCCTGCTTTGCCACATGCAGCAGCGCTTTTTGCTTATTCGTTATCATCGTCCAGCATCCCTTTCCGCAAACTCTCTTCCAGATTCTCCATCTCTTCTTTTACGTTCCTGTCTACCTCGGCAACCAGATAATTTTCCGCCTTTGCCAGCACTGCCATTGCGCATTCCTTCTCTACCCACCACGCGCATTTTTCGTTCATGCATTCCATTCTCCATATAGGGCATGTCATAGTTTATCACCTCCGGTCTTTTCTTCATCTTCCAGCCTGAGGCTTATCTGGCCCATCATCTCCTGCACCCATCCGGCCCGGTCGTATACCCGTGCTCTGCCCAGTATGGACAGCGCGCGGTGTATGAGCGAATACTTCGTTGAATTAAGCTCTTTTTTATCCGTTATGATGTAGTACCCGGGCGGCTTGCTTGTGGCGCTGCCTATCGGCCAGTAGTGCATCTCGACCAGGTGTTTTATGAGCTGCCTCGTTTCAAAGTCTTCCATGCCCAGCTCGTGCGCCAGCTCCGGAACGGATATGGCGTTCTGGCGCCCTATGTGTTGCAGCAATATCTTCTGCACTTTTATCTCCAGCGGTGTAGCCGGCGCCACGACTTTATACATCAGATCCAACACGTTCACCCCCTCAAGGCTTTCAGCCGCTCCAAAGCTATCCTTTCGCGGTAGCTCGCGGCTTTGTCTTCCACTATAACGCACATTTCCAGCAGCCTGTCCATGTTCCTCTTGCCTATATTTTTGGCCAATGCATCCGGCGCCAGATTTGACGTCGCTATTACAGGACGTTTCCAATAGTACCGGTCGTTTATGACCATATAGAGGACCTCTTCCCTCCACTCGCTCCACATCTGGCTGCCTATGTCGTCCAAAACCAACAGATCGCACTCCTTCAGCGCGTTGTATATCGCGGCTTCGGTCTCCTGCCCGCCGTCGAATGTCTTGCGTATTCGCGACAGCAGGGCGGGCACGTTCTGAAATATGCATGTATATCCGCTGTCTATGAGCTCGTTCACCACGGCGGCTGCCAGATGGCTTTTACCATTACCCGGCAGGCCGTATATCAGTATGCCGTCGCCTTTGTTATCCTTGAAACCCTCAACATACGCCTTGCACAGCTCGTACGCTTTTTCGCTTCCGGCGGCCGGCAACCAGTTGGCGAACGTGCATTCCTTAAACCTCGGCCCGAGCTGCGATATTGAAAATGTGCGCTCCAGCTTCTGCCGCTTCTCCCAGTACTGCGCCAGGCGCTCCTCTTCCTGACGTTTTATTTTCTCGCATTCGCACTGTTTCGGGATCTCGAAATGCTTGCCCAAAAGGTCGAACTCGACTGTCTCGAGCTTTTTGCCGCATACGGGGCAGTATTTAGATTGCGAAGCGGCCGTATCCGGCTGCATCATCTGAACGTTTTCCTTTTTGATTACTCCCATCCGCGCTCATCTCCTCGTTCACGCGCCGCATTATGCCGCGCGTATAATCCTCTTTTTTGCCCCGGTATCTGGCTATATGTATCGCTATCGCTTTCATAACCACATTGACTGGGAACCTCGACCAGTACTCGAGCTCTTTTTGTATGACCGAATCGGCCACATTGCCCGTCTTGCGCGTATCTTTTATTACCAGCCAATAGGCGTCTATTATGTCGCGCTGCTCTCTTGAATACCGTTTTAACAACCGTTCAATATCATCGTTATGCACGTTTAATTCAACTTCGCGCCCTGCGTTCTCCTTCAAAAATTCCAGCGCATCTATGTTGCCTATGAGCACACGTCCGTCAGAAATGGTTACCACGCCTTTCATGAGACACCCTCCATTCTAAAAGAGATAGGGGAGAGGCCCCTATCTCGGTATGAAACGTATATACTCGCTGCTTTTTATGCTGACAGCCTGGCGTATGCCGTCGGCATCCGGCCTGTCGGCGTCGGCTATGGCCGCGCGCAGCTTTTTATCCGGTTTATATATCGTTTCGATTTTTACGAACTGCTCGAACTTATCGCCGAGCACGGCCTTTAACGCGTCGGCATCTTCGATTTTGAGGTCCTCTTTCAGGCTGACCTCGCACACGCCGGCTATGCCTATTATCTTGACCGATTTGTTGCCGCTTTGGTTTATGCGTTCCATGGCATATGGCAGTATCGTAGCTTTGATATCGTTCATCTCGGCCGAGAGCTCGTCCATGAATTGCTTTATCTCGCACCCGCGCTTTATGAGCTCTTCGAGATCATGCTTTTTGGCATCCACCACATGCTCCACACCGTCATATGTGATCTTCGCCACATCATCTTTGCCTCTTACGGCTACCGTTTCATTCTTAACCATAGTTTTTGCTCTCCCTTCAATCCGTTGTTTTGCTTATGCTTACGCTGTCGACTTCGGCAGCGTTGACAAATACAGCTGCTATGTCGTCTGTGCTGATATTCTCAAGCTCGGCTTCTTTGATTCTGCCATCTTTGAAACATATCACTATCCGGTACATTGAGACCACCTCCGTCATATCGACCGCTTGCCGCCGGGTATTATGCCGTGGTTTATGACTATCGTCAGAGCATCGTCGTCGCTGAATCCCTCGTCTACCAGCGCCATGTAGTAGTGGTGCATAAACCGCGCCGCCATATGGCAGTGGTCTATGTACGCCGGCTCAGTATCCATAACCTCTTTAATCATCTGTTCAATCTTGAAGCTTTCCATCGGATCCATCGTCTCACCTCCTTCACGCATCGCCCATAAGCGTCTTTTTGGCTTCCGCTATATAGTCCATGTCCAGCGGCTTGTTCTGCGCCCGTGCCAGCGTCATGGCCAGCATGTAAAGCTTAATCATGTAGCGTATGCCGCCTTTCATGTTAGCCACCTTGAGCAGGTATTCTCTTACTTCGCGGCTTATATGCCGGCCGTCGAATATCATGTCCATGTCCTCTTCGGTTACGACCGGTTGAAGACACCTCCTGATGCCGATCCTTGAGAAGAACTGTGCGAACGCCGCTTCGCCGCGCCCGTACATCCTGTCATGAATAGCTTGGTTGCCGCAGAACACCATGCCGATACCTTCTGCTTTGTCGTATATCGCGCGCATGACCTCCAATGCCCTCAGCGTCAGGTGCTGCGCCTCGTCTATTATGAGCAGCCGGCCGGTGCCTTTCAGAGCGCTTATGATCAGATTCTTTTCCTGCCTCAGCGTGCCGTACTGGTGCTTGCCTATGGCGTCCAGTATCTCTTCCACAATGGCTTTCGGCGTGGCTACCGTCGGATCAGCGGATATGTATATCGCATCTGTATGCGTCCGCATGTAGTATTGTATGGCCATTGTCTTGCCCAGCCCGGCATCGCCGTATATCAGCGCTATGTCTTTGTTTATGTGCGCGTATGATATGGCCGATATAACCGACTTGGCTATCGACGTCATCGCAAATTCCGGTTTTTCGACCGCATCCGCGCGTTGGTACTCCACGGCCAAAAAGCTCGCTATCTTTTGCGTTATACCAGTCACGTTGCCTGGATATGTGCCTTTGAGAAACTGTGTCAGAGCCGCCGGCGACATGCCGATCGCTTTTGCTATGTCGTTCTGGCTCTTGCCTGTGGAATTGATGTACTGCTTTAAAAGCTCCGCAGTCCGTGCCGCCGCCACCTCTTCATCCGTGAACTGCCTTTCTTCGGATAATGCCTCTCCCATATCGTTTATCCTCCCTTACTCGATGATGGTATCCGCCATGTATGTATATACATCGCTCGCCAGCTCGTCTATCTGCTCGCTGTCTTCTCCTGCCAGCATAGGCCTTTCGGCCAGCCATTTCCTGAGCTGCCGTACCGATACCGTCTCGGGCACCTCGCCGCGCATGGCCGCCGCCCAATATGCCAGCGTCATAACGCGTATTATCTTGGGACGTATATTTTTATCGGACATCTTCTTTATCACCCCTTTCACTTGTTCTGCATGGCTCTGCGCTGGTATTCGATAGCTATCTCCAGCGTGTCGTTTATATCCTGCATCGTGGTCTTTTTAGTCTTGGCCTGCTGCATCTCTGCGTACTCGATCAGCCAGTCGTCCGTTGTCTTCTGTCTGGTCTGTCCGCTCTCGGCAGCCTCCGGCACGCGTTTCATGTCGCCGGCGGCTTTTTCCATCTCAGGGTTGCGTACCAGCTCGACCACGTTGGTCGCCGGTGCGGATTCTTCTTTCGCCTCCTGCCGTGCTTCTATGACGCGCCGCAGGGGATCGGGCTGCATGACCTCTTTTGCCACGGCATCTTTGTATGCTTTGGCGCGCTGCCGCGTCTGCTTTTTTTCTTTCATGGCCTGGCGTATGTCGTCGGCCGTGGCGCCCCACGCCAGCGCTTCGCGGTTGGCCGCCGTGCACAGGAACCTGTCTTCTGTGTCGAACACGTACACCGTGCCGACCTGCTGCAATTCGTATCTGACGTATACCATGTGTTCCTGATGCGGCGCCAGCTCAGGCGAATAGTACCAGCGCCCGAACAGCCATATGCCGTTGCGCTGCACCTTGAGCGGCTTTGATGTGCGCATCATGAACAGCCTTAGCACGTCATCGGGCGCCGTGCGCTTGACCGGCAGCAGCTTGTCGAATACCTCGCGCGGGCTTTTGCCGTCCATGCCGTCGCCGGTATGAGGGTTTTCGTTGTATACGCTGTCAACCCATCCGCCGAATAGCTTGTCCACTTCGGCTATCACAGGTATGTTGTCGGGGTTCTTCATGACGTCGTTTAGTCTCTCGGGCCGTTCCTGAACATTGCCGCCGCGGTAGGTTATAAACCACTTGGAGAACTGTTCCTTGACCGTTTCAAAGAAACGCTCGATCGGCTTGGCTTTGGCGTTCTCGGGCAACGCGAAATGAGGCACTATGCCGAGATGCCGGACCAGCGGTTCAATGCGCTCCTGGTCGATTTCGGCTGTTACGCGGTGGCCGCGGCCCGCAAAGTCATAGGCGGTGTAGTCGCGCCCGTTGTCCATGTATACCTCGAGCGGAAGCCCGTACCTTCGTATGGCGCGTCCGAATGAATCGAGTATAGTGTCTGTGTTCGGTCCTTCCGATATGCGGTATCCGACTATACGGCGGGACCGCATGTCCATCCATACGGTGATCCATGGGAATATGGCGCGTTTGCGGCTGCCCATGCACGCCACGTCAAGCTGGTGATGGTCGGATACCCAGCACTGGTTGGGAACCATGGCTGTGTAGTCGCGCTTGATATACGGCACGCATTTGTCGTCGAACGCCTTGGGCCCCTCGCGGTAGTACGTGATTATCTGATAGTCCATCTCTTTTCTTATACGCCGCTTAAAGGCTGATATCGATGGAATAGGCTCGCCGCGTTTTGAGGCTTCCAGCTCGACCACGGCGTAACAGGCCGATATGGTGCGCTTGTTCTGATCCAAATACAAATTCTTAAACATGTCCCATTGCCAATCGGGTATGGTGCTCTGCCACTCGCGGCTCATGTATCCGGGTACCAGGCCGGCTATGCCGGCTTGCCGGTAATCGTTCTGCCAGCGGTACAGGGTTGCGATGGATACGTGCTCGTCGGGATATGCTATGTTGTATTTGGCCGCAAACTCACACATGGCGGCCTTCTTGTTTCCGCCGGCCTTCTCGGCTGCCCATACATATTTTGTCATGCTCTCCAGGACTTTAAGCTTCTTTAATGCTGCGCCGCGGTATTTCTCCGGCACGTCGTCGAGCGTCGTAACGTGAAGCGGCGCGTCCATCTGCTGCATCACGTATTTTATCTGCGCCTCTATGGGCAGGTTCCATACCGATATCTGGATCACCTTGCCGGCGTCGCCGCCTCGGCCGTCTATGTACTTTACTTCACCATATTTCCCTGCCGCGGCATTTATCCGCACCATGCGTTCACTTATTTCCAGTAACTTTGCGGCGGTTGATGTATCAATGTAATCCTGCACGGCTATCGCCTGCCTTGTCTATCTGCATTGTCATCGGCCCTGCCGGCCGCCGCGCAGCATGCCCAGTCCAAAAACCCTATTGCTAAAAACCCGATCAGTACGTATATCATGTTAAGACCCCCGTTTAGGTTCGTATTATCCATGTAACGCGGTATGCCGGAGTTGAACCGGATTATGTTTATTGCACGTCCGCGTGCCGTTACCGCATGTTAACTGTTTTAATGGGATACCGGCCGCCGTTATACCGTATCCCGGCAGCCGGCCTGTTCTA